CCCCCACCCCTTTTTGGGACCCCCCAGTACAAAAACAAAAAAACCGCCAGAGTTTCCCCTGACGGCTTTCTTTTGAGATCCGCCGACCGCGACGCATACACGGTCCATTGCTCTCTATTGGCGGCTATGCTTTACGGGTGGTAGACTTGACGCTGTTCTGCTTCGTTCTACCTAAGACGTGGAAACAGCAAAAACACGCCGCCCCGTAAACTGTATACGTATATTAACGTCTGACCTTACATCCAGATACAGTACGTTAATTAAGCTTGAGTACTATATATGGCGGCAATAAAAAATTGTCAACTAACCGCAGACCATACCGCAGTAGCCCAGCGTATCGCTGTAATGGCCTTCATCTTCCCCGTCTTCTTTCCAATCGTACTTTGCCCTCCACGCCATGCACTTTGATGCAATGCATGCGCGGCCAGCTTCCAGCCCATCATAGATAAGAACGCGGTTATTCATACCGCCACCTACTGACATTGGGCATACTTTCTTGGCGGCCTCTAATTCCGTAATGTAGTGCGGAGCATTAGACATTGCTTTTCCCCCAATTAGTGGTAATAAAAGTTACATAGTTTCAAGGCATTATACTTTAAACAATGGGGAAAATCAAATGCCGACACCTAAACTGTCTGTGGAAGTTTTAATTGAAACCCTTAAATTATTAGAAGCGCATAGCCGCCGACCAACCATAGCTGCTAAGGCGGGAAACATATCTCCCAATACATTTAACCATCGCATGAAGATGGCATTTGAGCGATTTCCTAATGGACTGGATGATGTAAAATTAGAACGCCCAACATCCACTTGGACTTACCCCAGACTTAAAACCATTGAAGCCCCCGACACAAAATGGATCATAGGATCTGACCTTCACGTCTGGGATGGTGACCCAACCCTCATTTACAAAGCATTCGTTAAAGTTGCTAAAACTTTAAAGGTTGATGGGATAATCCTTAACGGGGACATTATTGACGGGGCGCGAATCAGCCGCCACCCATCCGTTCGGGGTTCCAAAGCCCCTAAAATTGAAAAAGAAATAGACACCGCCAAGAAATGGCTCCGCCTCCTACCCAATGCCAAATACAAACTGTGGACCCTTGGCAACCATGATATCCGCATAGACAACTACATCGCCGCTAACGCTTCAGAACTGGATGGGTATATCCTATCCCTGCATGAGCATTTTACAGATTGGGATTTTTCCTTTGCGTTTGATATCAACGGAACGGAAATTCGCCACAGGTTTAGGGGCGGCATCCATGCGGGCTGGAACAATGCTTTACATGGTGGGATAAGTATCGTTACGGGTCACACCCATCAGCTTCAGGTCACCGCCATGCGGGATCGGAAAGGTTCGCGGTGGGGTGTGGAGACTGGGATGATGGCGGACCCCACTGGCCCGCAGTTTCAGTATTCAGAAGGAACCCCGTCCCGGTCGCAGCAAGGGTTCGCGGTTATTTCGTTCGATGAAGACGGAACAATGTTTCCGCCGGAACTGTGCGAAATGATTAATGGCCGCCCCGTGTTTAGGGGCGACCACGTATTTTGATTAAGAAAAGGATTATTCTTCCTCTTCTTCACCCTCTTCGGAATCATCGCTCTCATCGGGATATTCGTACTCAACTTCAATCTCAACCAGCTTATCCAAACCATCGTCACCCTTGACAATTTTAAGGACTGGCAACTCAAACGCCGCCGCCATCAGATCAAAATCGTCCGCGACTTCTTGGAAAGTGTTTCCGTATGGGGCGCAACCCTCATCCGACCAGAACTCAATCTCGCCGTCGTCATCGTAAAAAACTTCACGAATGGTGTAGGAATCTTCACCAAAAATATTACCTTCAGCGGCAAGTTCCATAATAACGCGGTAGTTCCAAGACATGTTATTGTTCCCTATGTTGAAAGAATCTGATGATATTGTAAACACTGGGATTTCTCCCAAATTCCATTCAAATGTAACGTTAGTCGCGGTCAAACCCATGAAAACCTCCTATAAAGGGGACAACGCTACACTATACCAGATTTTCATCACTTTGATGACGGGGATTTCTTTTTAAGGGCAAATTCTTCGCAAGTGTTATTTTCAAATGTCACCGCCGCCCGTCTAATATCCCTGACAACATCGCCGGAAGAAGGGTTAAAATGATCGTATAGGCGGTCATTAATAGGGTTCATGCAGTTAAACCCGTTATCCTGAGCGTAAATCCACTTACAATTAACGCAAATCTTCTCTGACATTTAACTCTCCTTTTTAAAACACTTGTATTTTAATCAACTTTTGCGATATAGTAAATACAAAGGAGTAGGAAAATGAAAGCAATTACCAACGCCAACCGTCTTACTCAGAAACCGGATGAGCCTGAGTACAAGGGGAAGAAGAAAGGCCGCAAACGGAAAATCCCAGACGACGCTATGGTTCGAAAGACCATAATGGGCCTTGCTAAACGGGGTACGACATTGGATGAGATCGCGGATATTGTTGGGGTTTCCCGCGCATGGTTGCACCGTGAATACGGGAATGAAATTAAAAACGGGCGGCAAATTGCGAACGCGCTGGTTGTGGAAAATCTTTACCAGCAAGCAATGAAAGATACCCCATCCTCCATTAATGCGGGGATTTATCTGACCAGATCCCAAATGGGATGGAAAGATAAGCCAGACCAAACGGACAATCACCGCCCACAAGTTATTTTTGACTTTGGTCAATTATCTTACGAAGAACGCGCATACCTTATTAGTAAGGTTAGGGACAAAATTGGCGGACCAAAAATTATAGAAGGTGAAGTTTTTGATGAACTCCCCCAAGAGTAGCACTATTTTACACGCAAAAACATTAGAAGAAGCAATTGAGCAATATCCGGAAGATGCGGCGCGGGAACTTGAACGCCTCAATTTTGAGGAGAAGATGGTCGATTTTGTTGCGGGGGCGTGGAAATACATTGACCCCAACCCGTATAAATATGGTTGGCACCTTGAAGCTATCGCGGAACATCTTCAAGCCGTAACCCGTGGAGAGATTCGGCGGCTGGTCATTAACGTCCCGCCCCGCACGTCCAAATCCTCTATGGTTTCCGTTTGTTTCCCCGCTTGGACATGGGCGCAATCCGATATTGGACCACTCTCTGGTCCACATGTACAGTTCTTATACGCCTCCTACGCGCAATCCCTTTCCATCCGCGATTCCATTAAAACCCGCCGCCTATTAGAATCTCCGTGGTACCGACACCATTTTGGAGATAAATTTAAAATTGTATCGGACCAAAACACTAAAGTAAGGTTTGACAATGATAAAGGTGGGTACCGCCTTGCAACCTCCGTTGACGGCGCCCTGACGGGTGAAGGTGGATCAATTATTGTGGTGGACGATCCCCACAACGCAAATGAAGTTGAATCGGATCTTGTCCGGCAAGGGACGTTGGAATGGTGGGATCAATCCATGTCTACCCGTCTTAACGATCCTAAGACTGGCGCGTATGTCGTTATTATGCAGCGGCTACACGAATCGGATCTTACGGGCCATGTTTTATCCAAAGACACGGGAAACTGGGTTCATCTATGCCTCCCCATGCGGTTTGAACCAGACCGTCGGTGTATCACGCCGTGGTACATTGATAACCGCGAAGAAGGTGATTTGCTGGTCGGGGATCGGTTTGGTGAGGATGAAGTTGCTTCACTGGAATCCGCCCTTGGCCCCTTTGCCGCCGCTGGTCAATTGCAGCAACGCCCAAAACCTAAAGGCGGCGGTATTATAAAGCGCGATTGGTGGGTGCTATGGGACGAAACCGTATCGGGGTCAGAAGGGTTACGCAAAAGTGTTTTCCCGCCTTTTGAGTACGTTATCGCCTCATTGGACACCGCTTATACCACTAAGCAAGAAAACGATTATAGTGCTATGACCATTTGGGGCGTGTGGACCGACCGCCAAGATAACCAACGGATTATGTTAATATATGCGTGGCAAGATCGGTTAGAGTTCCCTCAACTTGTTAAAAAAACAGTAGAATTATGTAATAAGTTTAAAGTTGATAAACTTTTAATTGAATCCAAAGCGGCTGGGCTATCCGTCGCTCAAGAACTGCGAACGCATTTTGCGCGGGAAAACTGGGGGATTCAATTGGTAGATCCGGGCAGGGGGGACAAAGTTGCGCGTACATACGCGATACAACATCTTTTTTCGGACGGGATGATTTATGCCCCCGACATGGAATGGGCGGAAAAGGTCATTGAACAGGCGGAATCGTTCCCTAAATCAAAACACGATGACTTAGTGGATAGCATGACGCAAGCACTCTCACACTTGCGTGTTATAGGTTTTGCACGTAAACCAGTAGAAATAGTAGCGGAAAAGACCGAAGGTATGGTATATAGGTCTTCAAAGTCATCACAGCTTTACCCGGTGTAACACATGTCATTAGCACCCATGAACATTCGTCAAGTTCCCGTTTTGGGAAGTCGGCCAGAAGAATTTGATGCAATGGACATGGATATGGCCGTTGAAGGTGACACCGATGTTGAGGTTAATCCTAAATCCCCATATGTAAAAGTTGAATTGCCAGACGGTTCCGTCACGATTTCTTTCGGGGGTCCGCAGAAATCGGAAGATGAGGGGGATGAAGATTTCCACGAAAACCTTGCGATGCATTTGGACAATAGTTCATTAGGACAAATTGCGAACGAACTTGTACGGCTTATTGAACAGGATAATGAATCCCGCCAAGAACTCCTTCAACAATACGTTATGGGCCTTGATCTTTTGGGGACAAAGATTGAAACCCCGCGTTCCAATGCGGGGGATGGTTCTACGGCGGTTGAAGGACAGGCAACCGTCCGCCATCCGTTGCTTTTGGAGTCAATTGTCCGTTTCCAAGCCAACGCCCGTGGAGAACTTCTCCCATCTTCCGGCCCAGTTAAGATCCGCAACGATGGGCTTGATAGTGCTAACATCAATGCTCAGGCGGAAGCGTTGGAAAAAGATTTTAATCATTATTTAACATCCACCGCATCGGAATATTACCCCGACACGGAACGGATGTTTTTTGCGTTGGGTTTTGGTGGAACCGCATTTAAGAAAGTATACTACTGCCCAATTCGCCGCCGCCCGGTTTCTGAATTTGTTAGCATCCCTGAAATTATTGTCTCCAATGCGGAAACGACGGTGGCGACCGCACAGCGGATTACGCACGTTATTAAGATGTCCCCCAGCACCCTTAAAAGGCTGCAACTGGTCGGGATGTACCGAAATGTCCCCCTTTCTTCCGCACAACCGCCTAAAAACAACGTCGTGGAAGATAAATTAGAACAAATGATGGGTGTTATCCCCCGTAATATGACTAATACGGATAACCAACCCCGCGAAATCTATGAATGCTACTGCGAATTGGATATCCCCGGTTATGAACATGAGGATGATGAAGGGCCAACGGGCCTTCAACTCCCATATCGCGTAACGATTGATAAGACTTCATCTGAAATTTTGGAAATCAGGCGGTGGTGGAAAGAAGATGATGAACAATGTCTGCGTCGACAAGTGTTTGTTGATTATATCTTCGTTCCCGGCTTTGGCTTCTACGGCCTTGGCCTTTTACATCTTGTTGGTAATACCACGATGGCGCTAACCGCCGGATGGCGGTTGTGTATTGATAACGGAATGTTTGCTAACTTCCCCGGATTCTTGTACGCAAAACAAGCGGGGCGGCAATTAACCAATGAGTTTCGCGTTCCACCGGGTGGCGGTATGCCGATTGACACGGCGGGTCAGCCTATTCAATCCGCCATTATGCCCCTACCATACCGGAGCGTTGACGGGCAATTTCTTAATTTACTTCAATTAATTGAGACAAGTGGTCAACGTTTAGCTTCAACTTCGGAAACTAATGTTGGTGAAGGTAATGCGGAAGCTCCAGTTGGAACGACTATTGCGTTAATTGAACAGGCGCAAAAGGTTATTTCCGCTGTGCATAAACGTATGCATGCGGCGCAAGCACGGGAATTTGCGCTTCTTAAAGAATTATTTAAAGAATGCCCTGAGGCTTTTTGGGAAAATAACAAATATCCATCTTACCAATGGACGCCAGAAACATTAATAACGGCGCTTGACAACATTAATTTAGTCCCCGTTGCTGACCCAAATACCCCATCCCATGCGGTTCGCATTCAAAAGGCAATGGCAATTAAGCAATTGCAGGGTCAGAATCCGGGGTTATATGACCCACGCAAGGTAGATGAGCGTATCCTAACCATGCTTGGTATTGAGGACGCGATGGATCTATTTGCCCCACCAATGCCGCCTCAAGCCATGCCGCCAGATCCAATGATGATCCAAGCGCAAGCAAGAATGATCGATGCTCAAGCAAAAATGGAAGAGGTCAAGATTAAAGAAAAGAGCGTAGATGCTCAGATTCAAAACTATCACCATGACCGGGAACATGAAAAATGGCAAGCATCTTTGGAAAACGCTCCGCGTGGCCCAACTGACCCGGAAATGATGACGGCGCAAGCAAAAATGATTGACTCCCAAGCCAAAATGGCGGAAGTTAAAGTAAAGGCTGTAGACGCGGCGGCTGACGCTCAGAACCGCACGGCTGACAGAGAAAGCAAAGAACGGATAGCCATGTTGCAACTGGCCCGCGAAATTGCAGTTCATCCAGAGAGCGCTTCTCAGGCGGAACAGTTTATTAAACCGGAAATCCAAGGATTGATTAGCAATCCTAAAGTTTAATGCTGGACGCAGCAGGAGCATAAAATGAGCGATCACAAGAAAGAAGCTAAAAGCGCGGCGGCTGCTAAATTGCAGCGCATGGGTTTAAAATTAGATGATGGCAGCAAATCCTTTACGGATGAGCGCGGCGGTTCCCCTTTTGAGGGTTTGAACAGCGGCAATGCTGGCAAGATGCCTATTACCCCATCCCGTTTTAAACGCGGTGGTAAAGTTAGCAAACATGCTAACGTTGAGGGTAAACACGCACATAAGAATCTTGGTAAATCCGCCCGCAAGGGTCGTGAGCATCATTCTGGACTTGATGGTATTAATCGCGTTGGTCAAATGACTGGCCCTGAAACAATTCCAAATCAGCCACAAATTCCGACAACTGGGAAGAAAAACCCATCAAATTATCCAACGGATAATCGTATGGGCCGTGGTATCCCCACAAAAAATGGCCCCGCTTGGTTTATGCAAGATACGGATACTCCATTACCGACCCGCGATAAGCCTAACACCAAATTTGAAGTTCCAGATCAGGCGGCTAAAAAAGGCGGTCGCATTCATAAGGCTGGTGGCGGCATGATGGGTGCAATGACTCCCGCCCAGAAAAAAGCTGTTATTGGTGCAATGGTCGCACGTAAGAAAAGGGCTGGTCTTCCTATAGCACCCCCATCGCAAAGCGCCGCTGGTATTCTTGGGACCCGCCCAGTAATGCCAATGGTTTCTTCAATGCGTAAATCCGGTGGTGCCGCAAAACACACGGATGAAGTGCAAGATAAAAAGTTAATGCACAAAATCCTTAAGCCAAAAGCATTTAAAGCTGAGGGTGGCCGCGCTTATAAATACCGTGGTGGCGAATTGGCAGATGGATATGATTTTCGCAAAAGCAGTAAATCTGCTGTTGAAAATTCAAATTGGGATATGAATAATCCGGATGGTTCAAATTGGGATAGCAGTGTTGTTGATTCACGGCATTCTAATTCACAAAGCCTTCGTGATGCTCAATTAAAACGTGGTGGTAAAGCTATGCACCATGAAGATTGCTCATGCAAAATGTGCAGTGGTGGCATGGCGGAACGTTCTCATCGTGCTACTGGCGGGCGTACTAAAGCAGGAAAAACCAATGTCAATATCATTATTTCTCCGCAATCTGGCGGACAAGGCCAAGCACCTTTGGGCGCTGGCGTTGGAATGGGTCAACCTCCTGTCCCGCCGATGATGCCTCCTATGCCTATGGGCGCACCTCCTATGGGTGGTATGCCTCCGGGAATGCCGCCAATGATGCCTCCGGGCGGTGGTATGCCCCCACGTCCACCAATGCCTCCTATGGCCCGCAAAGCTGGCGGTCGCGTAGGCAATGTAATGCCAAAATATCAAGAGAAAGATTACGGTTCCGGGTCCGGTCTTGGTAGGTTGGAAAAGAAAAAGTGGCCTGTAGCTAACGGAACCGAATAAGGATCTAAATGGCGTCACTTGACCTGCTCCTCTACCGCAAATTGGAGGAGCGTATTGAAGAAGAACGGGAGAAGCTGGCAGAGAGCATTCTAAACGGTTTCTCCCCAAACTATGAGGACTATAAAAATCGTGTTGGGTATCTAAGAGGATTATCCGACGCACTTATCTGGGCGAAAGAGACGATGGATGACATCGTCGGCATTGATAGAAAAGCGAGATAAACGATGAAGACTGCTACGATGAAGATGCTCCATGCGGCTGACCCCGCAGCGGAGTTAAAAGCTGCAATTGGTGACATTTCTAAAATTAAAGTAATGCACAACAACATTCTCTGCGCCGTATATAAACGGCCAGAACGCACGGCCTCCGGCCTTTACCTTTCAGATGGCATCCGCAAAGAAGACGAATATCAGGGCAAGGTTGTTCTTGTACTGAAAAAAGGTCCAATTGCGTTTATGGATGACGACAAAACCGCCTTCGCGGGACAAAACGTAAACGAAGGTGATTGGATTGTCCTTCGCTCCTCAGACGGTTGGAAATTGAACATTAATGGCGTCCTTTGCCACGTTATTCAGGATGTTCAAATTAAAATGGTCATCCCTGAACCCGATATGGCATTCTAAGGAGGTATAAATGTCAGAATTACAAGCCGCAGAAATTACGGTTACGGCTCCTAATGTTCCGCAAATGACGGAAGTAGATCTTGGGGCGGTATCTAAACAGCCTGAAATAATTGAAAAATCAAAAGATGAAGACGGAATCCAACTTTTAAAACAACAGTTGGAAGAAAAACGGCGTGAGGCAGAAGAAATTCGTCGTCAAAAAGTACAAGCGGAACAATTTGCTCAACAAGCACAGCAACAAGTAAAAAATTATCAGTATCAAGCACAGGATAATCAATTAGTTGCGTTTACAAATGCTATCGCAAGTTTTGAACGTGATGCGGAAATGCTTGAACGTGATTACGCAAATACTTTGGCGGAAGGTGATTACGCAAAAGCCGCCAAATTGCAGCGTCACATGGCGCAAGTTGAGTCAAAATTGATTCAATTGTCGCAAGGTAGGGAAGCGCTTCAAGAAAAACTTACCTACGAACTACAAATGCTTGAACAACAGCGTCGCCAACCGCAGCCACGCATGCAACAAGAGAATTTGGACCCAATTGAGGCAAAAATTCAAGAAGTTCCAAGCCCAAAAGCGCAAGCATGGTTACGTTCTCACCGTGATGCGTTGGAAGATCCCGTTAAAACGGCACGTATGACAGCCGCTCACTGGGATGCTGTGGCGGATAATGTACCATTAGACTCCCCAGAATATTTTGCCTTTATTGAAAACAGGGTTTACGACGCGGAACCTGTACGTTCTTCTGTACAACAACCACGTTCCCGTCAAGCTATGGCGGCTGCTCCCGTTTCGCGTACCAATTCCGCGCAAACTTTCCGTTCTGGGCAAACTGTGACTATGACTTTGACCCCAGCGGAACGTCAATCTGCCCGTGATATGGACATGAGTGACGAAGAGTATTTGGAAGGCAAGTTGTATTACCAGCAAAAGAACATGTTGTGAGGTAATCCATGTCAGAACCAATTAAACGTGGCCCCGGACGGCCAGCCAGAACCCCAATTACAGAACAAATGGAAGAAAACATGACCGAATTACGCCAAAATGACACCCAAGAATTGGGTATGGCCCCAGTAAGCCGTGGCCTCCGTGAAGCTTCGCTCCGTGCTGAAGAGTTGCGGGCAAGAATGAACGACGATTCAATGGACCCGTCGATGTACGATGAGTTTTACATTGATCCGCGCAAGGTTCCAGAAGGTTGGGACTACAATTGGAAGCGCGAATCCATTGCGGGTATGACGGATGACCAGCATATGATTGAAATGCGTTCAGGCGGTTGGGAACCAGTAGATACCCGCCGTCACCCAGACATGATGCCTATCGGCCATAGCGGCGCAATCCGTAAAAAAGGCATGATTCTTATGGAACGCCCTAAGGAAATCACCGTTATCGCTCAGGATCGGGAACTTTCTACCGCCCGTGAATTGGTTAACCAAAAAGAAAAGGCGTTGGGTATTGCGCCAGCCGGAACCTTTGAACGTGACCGCAAACAAACAGGTGTCCGCAAGTCTTACGAACCAATGCAAGTTCCACGGTAATAAAAAGGGGGCGCAAGCCCCCTTTTCTACTATTGCACTGTATTAAATATGGTGTTATAGAAAAAGTTATAACTCCTCTACGCGCCGTAGGGGGCTTCCCCATGTTGGATAAATAAAGACGCGCCGTCTGGTTTTATCCTACTGAAAAGGAGCGACCTATGGCGAACACTTCAGCGCCCAATGGTTTCGTACTTGCAGGATTTTTGGACGGGCGTACTGGTTCCCTTGGACAGTCGACGTATCAGATTCAGTCTGCTTATTCTTCAAACATCTTCTCTGGCGACCCCGTACAGCTTTCGGGCGGCTATGTAATTGCTGGCGCTGCTGGCACGACTGCCGTTCTTGGCGTATTTATTGGTTGCGAATATTACAATTCGTCGGTTAACCGCGTTGTTTGGTCGCCTTACTGGCCCGCCAGCACGACTGTCCCATCGGGAACGGTTATCAATGCTTATGTAATTGTCGACCCACAGGCTACGTTTAACGTTCAGTCTTCTGGTTCCGCAGCGGTTACTCAGGCTCAAGTCAACTCAAACATTGACTACGCTGGTAACTCACCTGCATCGCCAGCCGCTTACCAGCTTTTGACTGGTCAGTCGACGGCCTATGCTAACCAAGCAAACATCAGCACGTCAACGACGTATGCTTTCCGCATCCTTTCGCTTGTCACTGCACCTCCCGGCGCAAACGGCACGGATACGACGACTGCATACAATCGTATCATCGTTGCATTCAACAACCAGTCCTTCCGCCTGACGGCTGGGTCGTAATAGGAGTAAGTTCAAATGGCTATTAATCTCAGTCAGATTCGTGACCTTCTCCTCCCCGGCCTCCGTGGAGTTGAAGGTAAATATTCTCAGATTCCATCCCAGTACGACAAGGTGTTCGAAATCACCAAGTCAAACATGGCTTTGGAACGCACCGCTGAAATGCGTTACCTTGGTCTTGCTCAGTTGAAGCAAGAAGGTGGTAACACTCAGTTTGATAACGCCGCTGGCGAACGTTATGTCTATAACCAAGAGCATAACGAAATCGCCCTTGGCTACGCGATTACCCGTAAGGCAATCGACGACAACCTCTACAAGGCTCAGTTCAAGCCAACCAACCTTGGCCTTACTGAATCTTTCCATCAGACCAAAGAAATCTACGCGGCTAACGTGCTTAACACGGCTACCACGTACAATGCTTCGATTGGTGCTGACGGTGTGGCGCTTTGCTCCACGTCGCATCCTATCGATGGCGGTCTGACGATTGCTAATACCCCAACTGTACAGGTCGATCTGAACGAAGCAACCTTGCTTAACGCAATGGTTTCTATCCGCCAGAACTTCCGTGATATCGCTGGCATCAAGATCTTCGCCCGTGGTCGTAAGTTGATCGTTCCTCCTTCACTTGAACCAGTTGCTATTCGTCTTACGAAAACGCAGCTTCGTCCGGGTACGGCAGATAACGACACCAACGCGATCCTCTTTACGGGTGGCGGTCTGCCAGAAGGCTATATGGTCATGGACTTCTTGACCTCCAACTATGCTTGGTTCCTCTTAACGAACATTAAGGGTCTGGTATATATGGAGCGCATTCCATTCGAAATGGACATGCAAGTCGATTTCACGACAGACAACCTTCTTGTTAAGGGCTATGAGCGTTATTCTCTGGGCTATTACAACTGGCGTTCTATCTACGGTTCGTTCCCAACATCGTAAGGAGAAGGCACTATGGCTGATACCGCATTCTCCGGTCCAATTATTGTATTTGGGCAATCGCCCTATACGGGATCAGAATATAATCCTGACTTAGGCTCTTCGCTATTTTATGCGGGGGGCGGCATCCTTGATCCGCGCACTCCTTTTACTTACATTCCCGGTGAGTCACAGGCAGCGCAGGATTTTGGGTGGTACGGCTTCAGTGACATTGTTTCGTTCACTGGCGTCCCATACACAAACGCAGCGGCAGCAATTGTTGCCTCTGCAAACGCAACAAGCGCAACTCTTACGCTTGTTTCCACTAACTCCGCGACCACTGGCGTCTATTATTCAACGAACTTTGTTCGTTCGGATACGGGCGTTACGGATACGGTTCTTGCTCTTGATGCTTACGCTTCAGTCACCGCTTCGGCAACGAACGGCGTTCTGACGGTTACGGCAAACAGCGGCATGCCAATCGGACCCGGCATGGTTCTCCTTTCATCGTCTACGACGGTAACAGGCGGAACTCTTGGTGCATCTTCTGGTGTGTATATTGGCTCCCAATTGACCACGACCGGAACTTCATCAACGGTTGGTAACGGACAAACTGGTACTTATCAGCTTAGTCAGAACGTGACTTTCACGTCTGGAACAGTCACTTTGGCTTATCCAAACGTGCAACAGTGCGCTATTCCAACAAACATCCAGACTCCTTCAATCTGGTTGTGGAATCCAATGGCTATGGTTGGCCGCGCAGTAAGTGTTACTGCGGCAGCAAGTGCTACTGCTACAACCGCGACTGTTAACGGCTACGATGTCTACGGATATCCAATGTCGGAAAACATTACGATTTCGGCAGGTAACGCTGTTAACGGTAAGAAAGCATTTAAGTACATCAAGAGTGTTGTTCTTAACGCTGCTGATGCTACACATGCCTATTCCGTTGGTACAACCGCAATTGTTGGCCTTCCTGTTCGTTCGGATACGGCTGCTGAAGTTGTAGTAAATTCTGGTAACTCTCAGACTGCTTTGAGTGTTAACACGGGTTTTGCTGCAAACGGCTTCTTACCTGCTGACCGTACTACACCGTCCGCAACAACGGGCGATGTCCGTGGCACGATTGACCTTGCGAATGCGTCGGGTGTCAATCTTACGCCTTCCACTGGCACGAACAAGTATTCGTTCCGCCAGATTCCGCAAGCCTACAATGTTCAGTCTGCAACTGGCTTGTTTGGTTTAACCCAGTATTACAACTTTTAAGGAGTAACCCATGAAGCATCATTCTGAACATCATGGTCACCATGCTCATGGCGGTCATGCTCATCACATGGTTAAGAAGCATTCTATGCATACGATGAAACGTGCTGCCCACAAAAAGGGCGGCGCTGTCGAATCGCCAATGCATGGTCAAGTAGACAAAGACGAAACCCCACATGACGTTTACGCAGGTGCAAATTCTCCTACGGTACACGAAGCCAAGGAAAAGCATGCAGCCCGTAAACGCGGTGGCCGCACTCACAAGGCGCATAAGCACCTTGAAATGCATGGTCACCATGCTCATCACCGTCTTGACCGCCCTGCCCGTAAGTCGGGTGGTGCAGTTGGCGGCGCTGAGATGCGTCCTTTCTCCGCAGCCAACAAGGTTAAGACCCCTGCTGGCCGCATGGTGGAGCCGGGGGAGTCGTAAGCCGTCAGCATCATGCTGATGGCGGTGCTACGAAGTGGATTCAGGGTGCTATCAAGCATCCCGGTGCGCTTCATCGGCAGCTTCACGTCCCGGCTGGGGAGAAAATCCCCGCCAAAAAGTTAGCTAAAGCGGCGCATAGCGATAACCCTACTCTTGCTAAACGCGCCAGACTGGCTCAGACGTTGAAGAAAATGCACTAATTGAGGGGGGCTGCGGCCCCCTTCTTTCTTCGGAGGTTTTTATGACTGCTGCATGGACAAGATCTGAAGGTAAATCACCCTCTGGCGGGTTAAACGCTAAGGGTCGTTCTTCGTATCATTCTGAAACGGGCGGCACATTGAAAGCCCCCACCAAAGATACGCATAATTCCCGCCATAAGTCATTCTGTGCGCGGATGGAAGGGATGCGTTCCAAACTGACAAATCACAAAAACGCGCATGATCCAGAAAGCCGGATCAATAAGTCGCTTCGGAAATGGGGTTGCTAAAATGGTTGTAGGTTTATCATTTGGTGAAATTGTTAATGTTGCCCTTTCCGGCATAATTCTTATTCTTTTGGTGAGGAAATAATGGCTAAGACACCTTTTTGGGAGCATCCCGCTGAGAAAGATGCTCATCATAAACACCTCACCGCAAAACAAAAATCAACCGCAAAAGCACATGCAAGGGCGGCTGGCCGTCCTTATCCAAATTTGGTGGATAATGCAGCAGTTGCACGTAAAAAAGGTAAATAATTATGACCAGCCAAGCTTTTGTAATTAACGATTCCGTCACTAAACGTGGTTATTATGAACCATTTGAGTTGCAGGTTTCCCGCAATCAAATTACGGGCCATACGCCCACCAATATTTTTGGTTATGGCACGACCCCCGCAACGGCTGGGTTATTTCGCACCGTTTGGGAGAATATGGGATCAACAGAATATGTGTTTCCGTCTTCCGCTGTGACAATGAACCTTGTTAGTACGGTGAATACCGATACCGCAACGATTACCATTGTTGGTTTGGATGCTAATTACAATGTGCTTACCGAAAATCTTGTTTTAAATGGCACAACCAATGTGCCAACGGTAAACCAGTATTTCCGCATCAATAATATGTTTGTTTCCGTTGGAAGTACGACTAATCCATCCGGTGTCATAACACTAATCAACGGCGGTGTAACGTATGCCCAGATCAATACGGGCGTATTTAACGGAACAACATCAAGCCTTGGCGCATCTCAACAGGCTGTATATACGGTTCCCGCAGGTTACACATTTTACGGTTATCGTTATGGCGCTTATTCTTCGTTCAACGGAAACAGCGCAAACTATACAACGTATCGGGCAATTACCAATTCATCGTCAGGCGTTCAAAAGCTAATTGTAACTACACCATTCAACACAACATATGAAGTACAACGCCATTTCCCATTTGCTTATGCGGAAAAAACCGATTTGCGCTTCCAAATTGCATCAAGCGCTGCGGCGGCGGCAGTTGTGAGCATCAATATTGGCGGTGTTTTAATAGCAAACGACGGTACTATCTTCTAAGGATAGCAAATGACCAGTTCGGGTACGTACAACTTCCAACCCAGCTTAGGTGAGTTAGTCCTCAATGCGTTTTCGCGTTGCGGAATCCGCCGTACTTCGCTTCTGCAAGAGCATTTTGCAGACGCTACGATGGAAACCAACCTTATGTTGGCGTCTTGGGCTAACCAAGGCGTCAATCTGTGGGAAGTGGATCTTATATCCGTACCTCTTGTTCAAGGCGTAACAACCTATTCGGCGGCCCCTATAGATAATATTACCGCCATTTCCGGCACTGGTACAACCGCTACTCTTACTTATAGCAGTACCAATACGTATCCCGTTGGCTCTCCAATTACTGTGGCGGGCATGACCCCTACTGGGTACAATGGTACGTATGTTGTTACCGCATCTACATCTACGACTGTGTCTTATGCAAATTCCACAACGGGTAGCTTGACTGTGGCGGGTACTGTTACGGGCGATGCACGTCCAACAGTTATGGTTTTGGATGCGTTTATTCGATACAATAGCGGCACTTCTTCGCAGTTTGACCGCGTTATTATGCCTATTTCGCGCACAGAATACTCCCAAACGCCAAATAAATTGCTTCAATCGCCGCCAACAGTGTTCTGGTTTGACCGTTTAATTAGCCCAACGATCACCGTTTGGCCTGTTCCAGACCAGACTGGTTACTATACGTTAAACTATTACAGGGTTCATCAGATCCAAGATGCAAATCTAACGGGCGGCCAAACGGTTGACATTCCGTATCGTTGGCTGGATGCGATGGCCTCTGGATTAGCGGCACGGTTATCCGCTATTTATGCCCCTGACAGGCTCCAATTATTGGAAGCTAAGGCGGAACAGGCGTATACGATAGCCGCTACGCAGGATACGGAAAACGTCCCACTTTATATTATGCCTGGATTAGCGGGATATTTTAGGGTTTCTTAACAATGGCTTACATAGTTTACGTAGCGACAAACATTGTAAACGGGAACCGCTATATTGGCGTTACATCCCGTGGTTTGTCATATCGTAAATCCAATCATTATTCTAAGGCAAGGGCCAAATTTTCAAATGGCGGAAGTTGCCCTAAGTTTCATGCAGCAATTCGCAAATATGGTGAAGACGCTTTTTCATGGGAAATATTAGAAATCCATGCAAATATTGATGACATGATAGCAGCAGAAATTCGACTTATTGCTGAATTAAAACCTGAATACAATTTGGCCGCTGGCGGAGAAGGTGCAAAAGGTATTAAGCACACAGAAGAAACTAAACGTTTACTTTCTGAACAAAAAAAGGGCAAAATTGTTTCCGCAGAAAGACGGGAACAAATGAGAAAAACGGCTCAAAAAACAAACACGACCCCCGAATATCGCGCAAAAATGTCTGCTGTCCAAAAAGGTAAACGCAAAACACCTGAATGGCGGGCCAAAATATCTGCTGCCCATAAAGGCAAAAAGAAACCACGTACCCCAGAACATCAAGCCAAAATTACTGCTGCTCTTCGTGAAACTCATGCACAAAGGCGGATGGAGGCTTTGCACTAATGGCTTATCGTCCCCACGGCCATGCATATGCGAATCCTAACTCCCCCTCCGCATGGGGGCGGTGCGACCGTTGCGGGTTTATTTACAACCATAAGACCCTGCGTTTTCAATTTGATTACCGTGGTCCGCAATTGCAGAACCTGCGATTTTTGGTGTGCGAAAAATGCTATGACAAGCCTCAGGCTCAGTTAAAACCAATTATGGTCAGTCAAGACCCGATTCCAATTATGAATGCCCGTCCTGATTCGTATGATTACTACAATACAAGCAATTTGGCGGAACCCGGCTTTACCATTAACACCGCCACTGGCATTCCCGTCCCCAATAATGTTGATCTGATTACGGAAGATGGGCAAACTTTAACCGCGCAGCCCATTGGCAAGCCCGCAGATCTTGATCCTAATGCGTTAATGCCGTTAATCAACCAGACGCAATACGATATTCTATTACCCGTGCTATCAATTACCGCTGATGGTTCCACTACCGTTACCGTGACGACATCCGCCGCAAATAACCTCTCAACTGGCAGCCAAATATCGGTTACGGGGACAACAAACAACAACGCTATGGGTATGTACAGTGTAACCGTTTTATCGGCGGTTTCTTTTACATATCAAGCTAATTCTGCTATACCTTCAGGTGGACTTTTGGGTCCAAATACACGTATAGTAACTGCGTCCGTTGGTATTCCGCCGCAATATACACAAATCGTTCAAACAGGTGCGTAAATGTCAAATATTTCCATTTCAAACCTGCCATCAACTACAGCGGCGACCGCAAACAATCAAATTCCTGCGGTGCAAAACGGGACGACCGTTTACCTTACGGTAGGGCAAATCGCGCAATATACCCAACAAACTTACCCAAATAATGGTATTACATCTATTACGGTGCAATCTCCGCTTTCCGGTGGGACGATTACGTCTACGGGGACAATTGGATTGCCAACGGGTTCGCTATCCAATTCTTACTTAGCGAACATGCCCGCCAATACCATCAAAGGCAACAATACGGGGGTTTCTTCTGCCCCAACAGATTTAACTGTAGCTCAGACAATGAGTCTATTGGGGGCGGCACCGTTAGCTTCCCCCGCATTTACTGGGGTTCCTACGGCTCCAACTCCTGCAACCAGCGATTCAAGCACGACGTTAGCAACGACTGCCTACGTTAAAGCACAGGGATTTGGTGGTGGTAGTGTTACATCAATTACGGCGGGAACGGGTTTGTCCGGCGGTACGATTACAACCTCCGGTACCATTGCAATTTCCAGCACGGGCGTTACGGCGGGAACTTATGGTTCCGCATCGGTTGTTCCTCAATTTACCGTCAATGCCCAAGGTCAAATTACTTCCGCGTCAAATGTTAACATTTTGATTCCATCGGGTCAGGTCACTGGCCTTGGAACAATGGCGACGCAAAATGCGAACTCCGTTGCAATTACGGGCGGTTCAATTAACCAGACGACAATTGGCGCATCAACTCCAAGTTCTGGTTCTTTTACAAACCTCACCGCCAATGGAACAACCAATTTAGCAACGATTGCTACTGGTACGTGGAATGGAACCGCTATTTCTATTGGGTATGGTGGTACAGGCGCAACAACTGCTCCGGGGGCAAGAACGGCTCTTGGTGTAGCCTCTTCTGGCGCGAATAGCGACATTACAAGTATAACGGGGCTAACCACACCACTGGCGGAAACACAGGGCGGTACGGGTTATGGGTCGTATACGACAGGTGATTTGCTTTATGCTTCATCATCTTCCACCTTGGCCCGTCTTAATGACGTGGCTACTGGCAATGCACTTATTTCTGGCGGAGTCGGTGTTGCTCCGTCTTGGGGTAAAATTGGTCTTACTACGCATGTAAGTGGGACGTTGGGTACCGCAAATGGCGGTACTGGCTTAACATCATTTACGTCTGGAGGTGCATTATATGCCACCTCTACGTCAGCTTTAACATCCGGCACGTTGCCTGTAACGGCGGGGGGAACTGGGGTTACAACCTCTACGGGTACTGGTTCAGTAGTGTTGTCAAATTCGCCAACGCTTGTAACGCCAGCCCTTGGAACCCCATCTGCTGCGGTTTTGACAAATGCTACGGGATTACCTTTAACAACTGGCGTAACGGGTACGCTTCCTGTTTCCAATGGTGGTACTGGGGCTACAACCTTAACGGGCTATCTTGTTGGTAACGGAACAAGTGCGTTTACCGCTGTTTCTACTATTCCAAATGCTGGGTTGACCAATTCCTCCATTACGATTGGTTCTACCGCAATATCCCTTGGCGGCAGTACTTCTACAATTTCTGGTTTGACAACGCTTACTTTGACGCAGGACCCAACGTCCGCCTTGCAAGCTTCGACAAAACAATATGTCGACAACACAGTTTCAACGGTTGCCAATACGACGTATCACACCGCCTCTGGTTATGCGACTACCGCAGACCTTGGTACGGTAACATACAATAATGGTACAGCAGGTGTTGGCGCTACAATTACCAATGCGGGTACTCAGGCAGCGTTAACCATTGATGGTTATACATTTACCGCGACTGACGTTACTAATTCGACCCGCGTTTTGGTTAAAAACCAATCAAGTGGTTTGCAAAACGGTATTTATGTCGTTACAAACCAAGGTTCTGGTTCAACTAACTGGGTATTAACCCGTTCTACCGATTTTAACGCAGTTGGAACAGGGCCTAATTTCATTGAAACTGGCGCTGCTGTTTACGTCAGCAATGGCACGACAAACGGCGCAACTTCTTGGACCATGACGACGACTGGTACAATTACCGTTGGTTCAACCGCATTGGTTTGGTCGCAAATTTCTTCTTCCGGCAACATTCAAGTTTCTGCCCCTATTACCAAAACGGGTAATACAATTGGCCTTGGAACGGTTGGCGTTGGAAATGGTGGAACAGGTTTAACTACGCTAACCGCGTATGGATTGTTATATGCCCCAAGCACGTCCTCTGTTGGTCAGATTTCCCCATCTGCAACAACTGGGTATGCGCTTCTTTCCAACGGTTCATCCGCCGCAGCTTCGTTTGGTCAAGTATCTCTTACAGCGGGCGTAACCGGAACATTACCAACCGCCAATGGTGGGACTAACCTTACGACCTTTACGGCGGCAAATAACGCTATTTATTCAACATCCGCATCCGCATTAACGGCGGGTACACTTCCTGTTCTTGCTGGCGGTACGGGCGTCACAACCTCAACTGGCACAGGATCTGTTGTTCTTTCAACGTCTCCAACGCTTGTTACCCCCGCCCTTGGTACGCCATCTGCCGCTGTTTTGACCAATGCAACTGGTCTTCCATTAACTACGGGCGTAACTGGAACGTTGGGCGTTACAAATGGCGGAACGGGTACAACAACAACGTTTACTGCGGGTTCGGTTGTATTTTCGGGCGCTTCAGGTGTCTATTCTCAAAATAACTCAAAGTTTTTCTGGGATAACACCAATTTCCGCCTTGGTTTAAATACCGTTGCTCCAAATACAACATTAACAGTTTTATCAAATAGTCAAACCGCTACGCCCCCAACAACGGGCCTACCAGCGGGTACTGACATATATATTATGGGCGCTAATGCCGCCAATACCCGTATTACGCAGGACGCATACGGCACAGGTGCTTATGGTGTATATACAGCACGTTCCGCCCGTGGAACTGCCGCATCTCCAACAGCATCGCAATCTGGCGATACAATTGCCCAGTTTACTGGTCGCGGTTATGGTGCAACTGGTTTTGGCGCCGCATCTACAGGTCGTTTTGATATAACGGCAGCGGAAAACTTCACGGATACGGCGCAGGGAACGTATGCGTCTGTGTTCACAACCGCTACGGGCAGTAACTCATCAACGGAAGCTTTCCGATTCGGCCCCGCTGGTCAATTTGGTATTGGCGCTGGAACATATGGCACATCTGGTCAATTCCTAACTTCTGGCGGCGCTTCCGCTGCCCCTTCTTGGACAACCGTTACGCTTGCAACCCTTTCCGGCGTTGTTCCTGTTGCAAGTGGCGGTACGAACATTACGTCCTATACAACGGGCGATTTACTTTATGCTTCCGGCGCTACAACGCTTTCTAAATTGGCGGATGTAGCTACAGGTTCGGTGTTGGTTTCTGGCGGTGTTGGTGTTGCCCCAGCTTGGTCCAGCACTCCAAGTATCGGTACGCTAACCGTTACATCAACATCATCTAACGCTTTAGCGGTTGGTCCATCTGGCGCAACCAACCCATCTTTTAACGTAGATGCTTCAACCGCATCGGCTGTTACCGGGTTTAACGTAAAATCCGCCGCTGTTGGTAACGGTCTTGCTTTATCGGTTACATCATCCGGTGCAAACGAAAACTTAACTATTAACGCCAAGGGTACGGGTACAATTTCTATTGGAAACGTATCTACTGGCGCAGTTACAATTAGCACATTAAACTTAACCAATGCGTTAACAGTTGGTAACGGTGGTACGGGCGCTACGACTTTTACCGCTAACGGCGTTATCTACGGCAATACGACAAGCGCATTGGGAGTAACCGCTGCTGGTACGACTGGTCAGGTATTGATCGGTAATACGGGGGCCGCGCCTTCTTGGTCAGCCGCAACATCTGTGGCTGTCACGTCTATTAACTTTGGAACAACGGGTTTAACGCCGTCTTCCGCGACTCAGGGCGCAGTAACGGTTGCGGGTACATTAGCGACAACTAACGGCGGTACGGGATTAACCACATTTACCGCCGCAAATAATGCTATTTACAGCACATCTTCC